CTTGCGAGCGCCACCCGTGCCGCGCTGCGTGCGTGGCGTCTGCATGCCGCGCTTCATAGCGTCTAGCTGCTGTTGGCTCTGTTCGGGCTTAGGGGCTGCGCCAGTGAAGCCGCGCGCCTTAGCTTGCTGATAGACCAAATAGGCAGGATTTTGACCCGCTTGCATCGCTTGGTAGGCTAAGCCCTCGTATTCATCCTTAACCATGTCTTGGATCTGCTGGGCCTGGTAACCTAATGCCTGCAACTCCGCGCCGCGCTGCTGCACGACGAACTTCGCCGCATCGGTATAATCTGGGAACTCTTGCTGTGCTACCGATTCAGCTTCTTGCATGTATTGGTATATCTGGCCGCGTATTTGGGTCTCTTGCTGCTGCGCCTGTGCCTGCTGTGCCTGTTGTTGCGCCTGATGCTCTTGAGCTTGAACCTTTGCCGTCAGATACCGAATAGCGCCCATAGGGTCATTTTCGGGATCAATGACAGGCTCATCACCACGGCCACGCGCATTCTGTGTGAGCTGGCCAAGCATCTCTTGCACTTGGCGCTGGCTTTCCTGTAGCTCCTTGAGCTGGCGTGCTGACTGGCGTTGCTCAAAGCGTGCCTGGTTCATGCCCTTTTTTACATTTTCGTAATGCTCTTTAGGAACGGTTTCGGGCTGCTCGCCTTTCTCCGCCTCCGGCTCTACCGTTTCTTCCGGCTGGGCGTCCGGGTCATCTTCATTAAGAAACGCCTGTTCTTCAGCGGCCGCCGCCGCATCCTCTGGCGAAACCTCAATTTCCGGCTCATTCACAATTTCTTGCGTCTCAGACATATATTCACTCTTTGCTGGTTAGTGTCTCGACAGATAACGCCCTGTCGGCTGGCGAAATTAGCTTACAATCTGCGGGTGCGGATCAGGATTGAGCATCGCAATGGCCGTCTCAACCTCTTTGCTCTGCGCCTCTGCGTCTGTTTTGCGATATGTCGCCAGAAGGTTCTGCAACTGAGCCACGAACATCTGCTCTTGCTTCGGATCGGGCTGGGCCTCTTTCTGCTTCGCCTCCATAAGCATCTCACGAAGCTTGAGCGACAGGCTTTCAGGGAATGGGCTGAACTTCATGAACTCTGCCCAGGCATCCATACTTAACTTGTCGCCAATGACCGGCAAGAGCTGGGTAAACATCGCCCACGTGCGCTCTTTCTGGTTTGGCCCGGCTGGCATCTCATCAACGATAACGTCATACTTAGCGTCTTTTGCTACCGCCATAGCAAGCGGCACATATTGCTGTTTAATGCCATCCTCGCCCGTCACCTTAACAAGCGTCTCTGGCCCGAGCATGCTTAGGAAGTCCAGAAGCAGCTCGCCATTGATCTTGCGAAAGCGGCGGAAGCTCTCAAAGAATGACGCCAGCAAGCCATATGCGGCCTGTTTGCGCTGCGCTTCGAGCACGCCAGGTTGATCACGATCAGTTAGGCCAAGCATCTCAGCGTTGACGCCTGTTACGTCTCGGATTGCCTCTGTGGCCTGCTGCATAAGCCGGTCAATACCAGCCGGATAGTTAGGCTGCGGCTTATCCTTGATCTTGTTGCCCGCTAAAGCACCATCAGCAACAACGGTAATCTCATCAGACTTGGCTAATGAAGACTGGAACTTTTTAGCGTCGCCAACAGCCCCTTCTTCAATCATGATGCCGCCCTTGGCATTCGTGCGCACCATGTGCAGCAGCATACTAAAGAACGTGTTTGCCCACTTTTGCGGGTCAATCATCGGCCTGACTAGGCCATACCAAACACCTTGCTCATTGTCGCGCTTGCCTGTGATGAACTGGATTGTGAACTTACTCATCTCCATTTGGCGCGGCTCATCAATGAAGATGTCGCCCGTCATAGTAGCGGACATATAGCGACGCTTGCGACGCCGAACACCATCAATTGAATAGCCGTTCTGTTTGCCAGCCTCTTGCAGCGCTTCGAAGTCTTCAAGACTGTACTCGACAAGCCCTGCGCCGTCCTGGCTTGGCGCAACCATAACCGTGTCAACTTCGTACCATTGCCAAAGATCAACCGTTACCAGATCGTCTTCTGCATCCTTGCTGCCATTATCGTCTAGATAGGCATTGCGCGGATCAGAGTTGTGCGTTGCAAGCCCGCCCTCAACCGGATCAAACACGCCGCTCACATTACCATACAGCTCTTTGAACTCGTCTTTGGTCAGCTTGTCGCGATGGCGCACATAACGCCCATCAATAGCGTTAGATTGGCGCGCCCGTGTGTCCGGCAAAGCGCTGCCAGGCTCAAGCCGTCGATAGACAACCTTGCCTTGTGGGTCTTCCTCATATTCAATCTCTGTAGACACAGCACCTAGGCCAGTCACGAAGGCATCGCGCTTAGCATCGGACTCTTCGCCTTCAGCGTCTGTCTGATCGCGTATCCACTCTGCGCCCTCAGTCAATATCTCATTGACCATTGCGTCACCAACCTCGCGCGGCTGATACTTTACGCGCTGGCGTCCCTGAATCTCCGTGCCGACAACAGCATCAATAACCGGACCAATACGATTGAAGGTGACAGGGATTTTCCCGCCATCCTTAATCGCCCGCAGCTCGTGATCGCCGTACTGATCACCAGCAACAAAGCGATTGCATTGCTTGGCCTCTTTGATCCAGTCGCCCCAATGGCGGTCCAGATCCTTTGACCAATCGCACAGCTTCTTGCGGGCATTATCAAACTCGTCGCCGTATTCGCCGGCCTCGTCGTCAGCTACCACGCCCAACCACTACTTTCAGAACTGCTTGCAAATTTATAGTCATCGTTTTTCGGCTTCTCGTTTTTGGTCTCTGCGTAATCAATGCACATCAGACCGAAGGCGTCCGCGCTGTGCGATGCCCAGTTATGATTTGGGCCTAAGCCTATGTTTCTATCGTCTTCAGAGCGCTTTTCGTGGTATGCGCCCAATGAGCGACGCCCCGCCTCTGTTGTCTCAGCGTTGAAGCGCACGCGGTGAAAGTGCAGCCGCGAAGCTCTAACCCGGTTCATTGCCGCGCCCTTTTCGCCAGACTGGCAAGGATGCGTTCTGAACTTGACCTCATCACTAGAGGCCATCTGCCAGATGCGCTCCCATGACTGGTTAATCTGAACCTGCGATGCGTCGTGAGGCAGACCGATACGGCAGCTTGCAACGCCGCGATCTAAGCACCATTCACGCAACCAATTGACGTGGTAAGACGGGTCTTGCCCCTCAGTCTCGTAATGATCCAGAATGCGGATCTCGTTATTTATGAACTGCGTCACCCAAATAGAGTAAGCATCAGCCCGATCAGATGCGCCCGCAAGGTCATGATAAGTGCGGACAGACATAAGCGGCTCAAGGTCAACCGTGCCAATCCGTCCTTGCGCCTTCGCTAAGGTTAGGTGCTTGGCGTAGTATGCGCCCTTAAAGTGCGTGCGGTAAGCGCCTTCCCATACCCAATCATAATCATCAGGCTCGCGTACCTTGTGTGTCAGTCGTGTGCGGTTGAGCTTTTGTGGGAAAAACTCGTTATCCCGCCAGTTCATCTCCGCGCCCTTCCAATTGGGCGGCGGGTTTAGACGAAACCTGTTATTCGTCGGGCTGTCGTGACGCTCTGGATTCCATGTGACCCAAAGCTCTGCGTACCAGTCGTCGCCCTCTTCACGCAGCGTGCCCTCAACGACCAGCCAGGCTTTCTCTGATACCTCTTCGGCCTCATCTACCCAAAGCAACAATATCCGTGCTTTTGATTTGATGCTGCCGAGATTGTGGCGCAGACCAACAAACGCAAAATCAACGCGGCCCTTAAAATGCTCCCTGGTGCGAATGAACTTTTCACCAATGTCATATGCCGCGGCTAACCAAGGCACAGACAGTATGGCTGCTTTGACCTCAGCAAACGAAGACTCATCGAGAGACTTCATGATTTCACGACCGCAAGCAATCAATCCGCTAACGCCGCGCTGAGCATACATTAAGCCACGCACAGCAGCCTGTTTGGCGAAGGTCCGCGTTTTAGCTGAACCCCTGCCGCCCCATGAACACCTGTAATCAGCTTCACCCGTAAATACCGGGATCAGCTTGCCAGGTAATTCAACCTGTACTGTTGTCATCTACCGGAAGCGGGCGATTAGGCGCGACAAGCTCAATCCGCGTAACCTCTATCGGCTTTGCGTCTGGATCGTCGTCGCCAGAATGCTTCACATGCTGTGGGTTTTTGTACCCGTGATTATTGACCAGATCGAAGATAAGACCAGCAGTCGGGCTGCCCGATTTAACTAGGCGCTTAGTGCGATCTACCTCGATTCTCAGCTTCGCTTTTTTTATCGCGTCAGAAAAGGCGGGCCGCTTTATGTACTCTGTGAGCGCTGTGCGACTAGAAAAGCCCAGCTCATAACAGAGCTCTGCAATCGTCGGCACGTCGCCATCCTTTAAGTTATCAAAGTATTGATCTATCTTGGCTTCCAGCAAGGCTGGGTCATCATACAGAAGCGGTCGGCCTGTCTTGGTCAAGCTTATACATCCACCGCATTAGAGCGGCGTCCTAGCCCTCTACGCTTAGGTTTAGCTTCTGGAGCTGGCGCAGTTGGTTGCGGGGCAGGATGTGGAGGCGAGACAGTAGCCGCGAGCTGGGCCTCTAGTTCTGCTATCTTTGCCTTCAATGGTTCAACGTCAACAGTCGGCTGCGGTGCATCACCAGCAAGCTCAGACTTTAGCCCTTGCAATGCGTAAGCATACATAGGTGGCGTCTCGTGGCCATTCTCGGCGCGGCTGATTTGAGTTGGATCGATGCCCAATAACTCGCCAAGGTCTTTTTGGGTTAAACCAAGCTCGGCGCGTATGGCTTTGAAGTCCACGTCGCTCATTTACTGTTCCTCGATATAGTTTGGCATTTTTGCATAACTAAGCGCCTCAAAATCGGGTTGCAAAGGTGTTTGCCCCGTAATTTTTGACACTTCACTCATCTTTAAACCGCATTTCTGCATAGCGCATTAGCTCGTTAGCTCGTTAAACTGGTTTATCTCTGTTATCGCCCTACGAACGTGCGGGGTGATAATGGTAACCATGGCTACGAGCATTGCTGTGAACATAATAGCTATGAACATTAAACCGCTGCTAGCGCCTCTGCTGCCGTGTCGTACGCTTCTTTTAGCGTAACGGTAGTTATAGGCG